GATTATTCAAACGTGTATGAGGATAAGACACAGCACACAAGACAATTATTGCAACAAGAAGGAACTGAGTATGGTAGAGACTTATACGGTCAAGACATATGGATTTCTTATTTAGACAAATGGACGCAAATAATGCAACATAGAGGTATTGAGCATTTCGTTATTACTGATGTTCGATTTAAAAATGAAATTGAATATATAAAAAGTCGAAATGGACTAGTAATAAAAATCAATGCTCCTACTAGAAATAAGCGACGACTTGATAGTGAGAACGGAACACAGGTTATGAAATCACATAAATCAGAGTGTGATTTAGACACATTAGATGACAAAGTATATGACCTTGTTGTAGATAATGACACCGACGGTAGATTAAGTATTGAACGCATTTATAATTTGTTAAGAAATCGTTTGTCTTAGTCTTTTAGTAATTTTTGAAAGAATCTGTCCATACAAGTATTTAACATTTCAAGAGAGACTGGCTTAGGAATGTAGTCATCAAAACCCATTGACATGTACTTATCTTTATCTTCTCTCATGGAATATGCAGTAACAGCAATTACGTAAGGTTTGCGTTTATTTTGGTGATTATCAAAATATACGTTCATTTGTTGAAGAACGCTTTCACCATCTAAAATGGGCATTCTAATATCTAATAAAAGAATATCATATTGTTTAGAGTAAAGAGATTGTAAACATTGTTCGCCATTTTCAACGACATCTATTGCTTTATAACCAAGTTTTTCCAAGAAGCTTATAATAACACGTTGATTAACGTATATATCTTCAGCAACCAGAATTTGAACGCTTGGTTTTTGTTCTTGAGAATTTTCTATGATTTGAACTATATGTTCAGAAGGTAGGGTAGATGTGATTTCTTCTTTGGACATGCGCTTTGATAATACTGATGTACAAATACGTTTGAGTTTATTTTCTTTAATAGGTTTGTATAGATGATCTGAAAATAGGTTAGGATTTAAATTTAGAGATTGTTTGTCTCCAAGACTACTCAATGCTATTAAAGGAATTGAAGCATTTGAAAATTCCTTTTGTTCTCGTAACTTTTTAGCAAACTCGATTCCGTTGATATTTGGCATACATATGTCAATTAGACCTAGATCAAAATGTTTAATTTTAGTCATGTATAATGCTTCCTCAGAGGTACTAAATGCTTGAGCTTGCATGCCCCATTTGCTTACTATTCCAATAAGACTTATTCTATTGTAAATATTGTCATCTACTATAAGTACATTGATGTCTTTTAAGATGTTGTCTTGGTTTGAAGTTGGAGTATCTACATGCAGATGCGTTTCAGCAGTAGGGATAACAAATGAGAAGCGACATCCTTCATTCAACTCGCTCCAATCTAGCCAAATACACCCGTTCATCAATTCGACAAGTTCTTTACTTATAACGAGGCCTAATCCGGTGCCTTGGTATACTTTTGAAGTTAATCTATTATCAATTTGACTAAAGGATTTGAAGAGTCTATTTTTTTCTGATGCTTCTATTCCACAACCAGTGTCTGTGATGTCACATCTTAAAAACACATTGTTTTCTATATTTAGTACAAGGTCTTTGGTTGAATGACGTTTAACAAATTGTTTATATGATTCTTTTGATATTGTATTAAGGTGCAAAACAATATTTCCTTTATCAGTAAATTTTATTGAATTGCTTAATAAATTAAGAAGAACTTGTTTGAAGCGATTTTCGTCGCTTAGTATACATTCTGGAACGGAAGGATCAATGTTACAGGTATATTCAATGGATTTTTCATAAACTTTGGACAAAATGATATCATTAATAGAGTCGATAGTATTAAGAACGTGTAGGGGTTTTATTGTTAGTACAATTTTGCCGATTTCTAGCTTAGAAAAGTCTAATATGTCATTGATAATTGTCATAAGATTATATGAGCATTCTTTTATCATGTTTACATATTCTTGTTGATTGTCAGTAAGAGGGGAATCTTCTAATAATGTCAACATGCCGATTATGCCATTCAAGGGTGTTCTAATTTCATGACTCATATTGGCAAGGAATCGCGACTTGTGACTGTAAGCTTGCTCAGCTTTTCGTGTTTCTTCTATTAGATTGTTTTGCAACATTTTATATTTGTTAATGTTTTCAAGAACAAAAAGATACCCTACATCATTAATAATACTTCTTGATACTTTTATCCAAATTGTACCATGAGAATTTTCAAGTTTGAATTCACTGTTTGATGGTTGATTTTGCGTCAGGAAATCAGAGTTTAACCGCATTTCTTCTGCAAGATCATCAGATTGTATTTGATTCATGTAAATTTGGCATACATTGTCATTGTTATTGTTATTGGCATTGTCATTGTCTTCATTAGATTGTAGTAATTCATGAATGTATTTGTTTGAATATATACATTTTCGTGAATTGTCTAGTAATATAATTCCAATGTTAATGTCATTAAGAACTTTGAACGCACAGTTCATCTTAATATGAACGCACATTTTAATTGCAAAAAATAAAATTGTTTATAAATACTAAAAATGTATACAACTATTTTAGCAAGATTTTTCTTAGTTATTGGTGGTATTAACTATCTTTTTTGGAGTGTTGGAAATGTCAATGTATTTACAAAGCTAATAAAGAATGATTACGTCAACAAAATTATTGGGTTTATAATTGGAATGTCTGCACTATATTTTATATTTGATAGAGACTATTATCTACCATTCCTGTCAAAGACTGTATTTCCATTGCCTTCTTTAGCATCTAAGAAGGATGCAAATACAAGTGTCACTTTAAAAAATTTACCTCCAAACACGATAGTTGTGTATTGGGCGGCAAACAAAGGTAATAGTACAATCGAAAACCCATGGAAAGCATATGATGAATATCAAAACTCTGGCATTGCTGTAACGAATGCTCAAGGTACCGCTTCAATTAATATTGAATGTCCTGCTGCATATAAAGTATCCAAGTTTGGAATGAACAAAAAGCTGAAAAAACATATTCACTTTAGATATGAACTTCCAAAGTATAAAGGAATGTTTTCAAGAGTCTTCACAAAATATATTGATTGTTGAATGTAGTTAAATGTTAATAATAACATCATTGTTAACATTTTACATAATTTTAAGCTTTTTGTTTTTTATTGTATCAATTAATTGTTGTATTTGGTTTACTATTTCCTGTGCTTCTGGTGATAGTTGCTTTGAGCCTTTCTTTGAAAGAATGATACTTTCTGTAGGTTCTGGCTGTAGTGTTAGTCTACGTGTTGGTAGATAATCAAGTTTCTCATTTGATGATAAAGATGGTGGAAGAGGTACACTTGCATTGTCAATTGAAGTTTCACTTACATTGTCACTTACGTTGCCTTTGTACGGTACAATGGAAAGATCGGATGTAGTTTCACTTACATTGTCACTTACATTGCCTTTGTATGGAACGACTGCAATACTTGATGAGCTTTCACTTACATTGTCACTTACATTGCCTTTGTATGGAATAATTGAGCTTTCACTTACATTGCCTTTGTATGGAACGACTGCAAGACTTGATGAGCTTTCACTTACGTTGTTTTCGAACGTCTCTGAAGCATCTTCGAAAGTATCAGAAGAATCATCGTTTTCATCAGAAGAATCTTGAAATGTATCAGAAGAATCTTGAAATGTATCAGAAGAATTTTGAGAATCAATATCTTTCTTCTTGGGGCTAACGAATGCTCTATCAAGAAAACTTGCACCACCCACCATCGATTTTAATACGGATGTTAATGAATCATCGTTTAACTTTTTTAGATGGGGGTATTTTCCTCTTAATGTTTTATAGATGTCTTGTTTGAGTAAATTTGTTTCAGGGGAAACATTGTTTTGTTTATCAACATTTTGAGAAGTTTTAATATTGTTTTGATTGTCGACATTTGAAGAGGTTTGATCGTCTGTTGTATTTTGTACGTTGTTTTTTTTCGGTGAATTGTTGAAAAACTTGTTTAATCCTTGTTTCAACTTTGTTACGTCTTGTTTGAATTGGGCTTTGTTGTCGGAATGTTTAGATGAAATTGGATTAAATGTTTTATTAGCTTTAGTATTAATTACATTGTCAGCTTTATTGATAAGTTGAGACCTTTGTTGTTTAAATTCTTTCTTTTGTTCGCTGAAGACCTTTTTTTCTTGTTTGTATTTGTCACTTGCAGTCGAAGCAGCGCTCGAAATTTTTTTACCGGCAGTTGAAGCGGCGCTTGAAATTTTTTTACCTGCAGAGGATAGTCTATCTTTCCATGTAGGTTTTTTGTCTACTATTGTTGCAATAGGAGATGGAGAGGTATATGTCGGAGGCGGTGTTTCAACTTTCACTTTAGTATTTATAGGAGGAAGTTTGGCTTTTTGTATAGCTGGAGATTTTGACAAGATATCATTGATTCTTTTATTGATATTAGCAAGATACTTTTTGTCATCTAAAATTTCTGCATGTTTTTTTGTTTCTAGTAAAAATGACATGTCATTAGATAAACTAATTTTATCGTCAGAAGGTAGTTTATAAGAAGATGGTAAACGTGTTTTAGGCTCTTGTTTATCAGGGGAGCTGATTTTACTTTTTATAGGCGATGTAGTATTTGAAGCACTTGAAAGAGGATTTGGAGGTGCTTCTGGTATTGAACTTTTAGGAGGAGACAACTGTGCTTTTTGAAGTTGTTTATCTAAAGTTGGTGGGGATTTTTTGAAAAGAGAGCTGAATTTATTTTTAACAGCTGACGTTTTCGTTGAAGTGCTAGTTGTTGTGGCAGGTGCAGTTGGGGCTCTGGGGACGTTTGAACTTAATATGTTTGTATTTGGTGATTTTTTCAATTTTGCAGCTTCCTTTTGAATTTGTTTTTCTCTTTTATTTCTTTCCTCGAGTTCTTTTTTACGTTTGTCATCTACTTCCTTTTGAGCTTTTTGTTTTTCTTTTTCCTGTTTTGCTTTTAATTCTTGAGTAGTTTTTTCTAACTTTTTAGCTTTTGCTTGTTTTTCTTTTTCATCCGGAGACAATTTTTTTGGTAAGGCTGCCTTCATTTTAGAGAGCAATCCGCCACCTGATTGCTGTAATACAAAATCTTTTAGTATAAAAGATACATAACGTTTTGTTTTCAAATGCTTTTTAGCTAAAGACATTACTATATTAAATTCAATCTTACTGAGTTCATTCAATAAAGCTTGTTGAAATTCTGGATATTGGTAAGGAAGACCAATGGCTTTAATGAGATGTTTGATAATAAATGTATAAAGGCGTTTTGATTTGCGCAATGATAGTAGTTGAAAAAGAATTAGTTTTGCTAATTTAATATGACTATCACTGGTTACGTGGTGATATCTAATAAAGTCATGGACCTTGAAAATTTTTGTAACATTTATTTTTGACAATGATTGAGGTATGAAAAGTAGTTGAAGCAACGTTGATAAATATTTAGATTGATGATCGTACTTTGTTAAATTTGTAATTGTATCAACTTGAAAAAAATTTAATTGAACATATTCTTGAGAAAAAACTTCTCCGAGTGGGTACCAAGATAATAAGAATAACATTGCACTGTAATCATGTTGTTTAATTGATTTATGAATGTGTTTATAAAAAGATGATTTAAATTGTTTATTTGATATTAATTCTTTAAATACCTGCTTTTTATTTTGGTTGCAATATTGATGGACATTTTTATCACTTTGGCATATATGTATAAGTTGGTCAATGTGATCAATGTCTTTTAGAAACTCCATATTACTATATTAATATAAAAAAATAATATAGAAATATTTTATAGCCATTTGAGATTGGATGGAGATTTTGGACTTGCTCGTTTCTTAAAAAAATAGTTCTTAGCTTTAATAGAAGAGCTTTTTAGTTTTGATCCCAGTGATCGTATTGAACTACTCAATGCTTTGGCGGCACGTTTAGAAGTTTCTGCTGCACCGTGTAAAAGTTGTTTCATTTTATTTCGAGATCTAAGCAGTGCTTCTTTGGCAGCAATTGCTTTTGATTTCAAGAATGCTCTCTTTTGGGGGTCCTTTTCAGACTTATATTGTTGTTTCAAATTTTTGTATTCCATTTTGTTATTAGTATATTCTTTTTCAATTGCACCGCCTGCTTGTCCATACATTGATAGCA